ACCCCTGATGGCGCGGGCGATCGTCTTCGGTGAGTACCCCGGCTGGGGAGGAATCCATGACTCAGGCGCCCCGGCCTTGCGGGCCTGGCCGCGCAGGAACAGGGCAGCTGCAGCCCATGCCTGCTTCCTGGCCTGCCACATGAGTGGAGTCAGGAGGTCCCCCACATGCTCCACCGGGGGTGGCTCAGGGAGGCCGTCGAACGCCTTAAGCGCATCCTCTGCCCGACGCCGGAAAAGCATGACGATGCCACGTAGGATGCTGTAGAAGAGGGCCTCACTCACTCTTAGGGTCCTCCTCCACATCCTCGGGAGCCTCCGGAGCCTCCGGCATATCCAGGCCCGCCTCTGCATCCATCTTGTCGCCACGGGCCTTCTCGCGGCGCAGCTGCTCAGGGGTAAGGTGAAGGAACTCGCGGGCCGTCTCATCCCCGATGATGCCCTGACTATGGGCCTGGAGAGCGTTAGCCATCTGCGCCGAAGTGGACGGTGCGGCCGCGTCGCGCCACGTCACCTCCAGGGCCTCAAGCCCATCCAGGGGCATCCCATTTGCCTGCGCCACGATCCGTCCAACCCTCTCGAGAGCATCACTGAACTGGCGCTGCTTGTTCTCCGCGCGGGCGATCAGGCGGTCCTTCGCCACGCGCAGGGCCTCAGCGGACGTCGGGTTGTTATCCGAGGAGACGCCCATCATCGACGGCGGGATACCGGTCATGGCGGACAGCTGGAGCGCGTAGGACCTGTACGTGTTGATGAACGGGTCCAGCGCCATACCGGTCAGCTGCTTCACGTCACCGCCGGAGGGAATGGCGATCAGATTCCCCATGTACGCCTGCATCTTCTCGGGATACTGGGAAATCATGTCCGAAGCACCATCGCCCACGACGGCGCGCAGCGGGGAGGAAGCGACCTCCTGAGCCACCTGGAGGTTCGTGAGCGTCCTAGAGGCGGCGTCGATGACGGAGGTGAGCTCACGCAGGTCGGAGCGCCCATATTTGTCGGACAGGCGCGCCCTGTTGAACATGGGGACGATGGATGCCCCCCACTGGTCCTGACGCCCCTGGCCGACGCTCTTCCAGTCGTACTTGCCCTTCGCGTAGAACTCCACGCCGTCGGGCGTGTAGTAGGTGGCCCCCACGTTACCGTCATCACGGCGGTAGAGGACGACACCCTCCACGACCTCGCCACGGAAGTTGATGCGCACACGGGCGTGCTTCGCATCCACCGCGCGAATCGAGGCGAACTCATGCTCATCATCCGGCGGGGCTATCACCCAGTAGGCGGCGCCAGCGCTTATTGCCTCAGCGGCAGCAAGGTTGAACTGGGAATCCATGTCGTTCGCCTGCCACGTCTTCCGCAACAGGTCAACCACACCCATCTTGTCGTCATCCGCAACACGGTACCCGTCCGGGATGAGAATCTCGGTGAGGACATCCACCGCCATCTTGGCGAATGGGGCCTGAATCTCCAGGACACGCGCCTTCGCCGGAAGGCTGATACCAACCGCGTCGAGGCGCCGCTTCCCCTCGTAGTAGCCCTCATAGGTAATGGGACGATAGGCGCCAGACGCGAACTTAGAGATCATCTTCTGGAAGCTCACATGAACACCTTCCACTCACCTCGCGGAGCAGTCAGGTCCGCCCACTCCTTCGAGTTCTTCACATGCCTATACAGCATTCTAGCGCCGATCATGCACACGGCGAGGTCAATCTTCTTAGACGACTTCGGGGACTCCTTCTTCACCGACCAGCGGCCCTTGAACTCATTCACGCGACAGTTCGACACATGCTCACCGAGCGCCGAGTCCCCGTCATGCGTGAACGTCTGCTGCTGAATCTCCGTGAACGCCGTCTCAGCCGCCTCGGCGAACTGGTACGCATGCGACCGCATATCCCAGGCAATAGGCGACGCGGACATGCCGCCACGAACCGCGGGCACGATCAGGCGATCACCGAAGTCCTCCGGCCAAGCCGTGCGCGTGAACGACTCCCACTCGCGCACGTCAGCCCAGAATGCGACCACGTTGTAGGTGTCGAACGCCTTCCTGACCCCAGCATCCACGGCAGCCACGTTCACCACGCCAAGCGGCTTCTCGGGCTTCCAGTGACCGATCTTGAAGATGTGTCCGTCCTCCATGCAGCACCCCACGAGGGCCGTATGGTCATTGGACTTGGAGCCATCGAAGAACATGACGATCCGCTCCCCAGGCTCTACCTTCCGGTCAGGCTTACGGAGCTGCGTCCACTCCTCCAGGGTGATCCAGGACGCCTCTGCGGCGTTCGGGCGGTTCAGGAAGAAGCGGATAGAGCGCGACTCAGGGTACTCGGGAGACCAAATCTGCTCCTTGATGGACTCCAGGTTCACCCACGGACAGTCCTCATACACGTACTCGAGGGCTTCCGTGAGACCGACCTGCCCCTCCTCCGGCTCGTCCGTAAGGACCGTGTTCGGCGGGGCGATGCGCGCATCGTAGAGGACCTTTGTCTTACCTCGCGTGAGACCATCCTCCTGGTCGCACCACGCCTCGAAGATCGCCTCAGCTGACGACTGCTCGCCCGGCACCCACGCATTGCAGGTACCCATGAATCGGCCGCCCATCTTCGCGGCGTTCTGCTGGATCGTCTGCAACATGGCCGGCCCGCCCTGTGCGGGCAGCCAGTGCTCGAGCTCATCCCCCACGACGAAGGACACCTCGCCACCCTCCATCGAGTGGGCGGAGGAAGTCATCTGCTGGAGCTTCCCCCCGCCCGGCGTCTCGATGAACGTCTTCGCCACCTCGAGGTCGTACTTGCGGGCGAGCGACCCCTTCTTCTGGCAGAACGCCCTGACCATGCGGATAGTATTCTGGGTTTGAGCCTCCGACGTAGCTACGATCTGCACCAGCGGCATACTCATCGGCTTCGCGCGCACCCCGAACGGCTCATGGCGATCGAATCCGTCGAACCGGCAAGGGCCGAGAAGCTCAAACAGGCACAGCGCGGCAGCGAACGGGGAGTTATGGGTAACCACCATCGTCTCCCCAACCAGATACAGGCCATCCTCAGCCTCCACAGTGATGCAGCGAGCATCAACCGGAGGGACTCGGTGGACGTTGACGATGGTTCGCCCGTTCTGGAAGCTTCCTAGAACCTCTTCGGGCACCCCTTGGGCGCGCAACTCCTCCTTGTCGACGTCGGGGAGGCGGAGATTGAAGCGCCCTTCGCGAGCCATGGCGCGCACATCGAGAGTGCGGCGCTTGCGTTTGGCTGAACCAACGAACTCATCCACCGTGAACAGATGCTCACCAGTGGCAGTAAGGACCGTCCCGTCAGAGAGCTCCACTTCCCATGTGTCCCACTGCCCTACGGGATGCAGTTGCGTAACGCGTGTCGGCTTGCCGGAAGGATGGAAGACGTAATCGCCCTCGCGCAGGGTTCCTATAGTCTTCCATCCGTCAGTCGTCAAGATTTTGTGACGCAGATCATTCGCTTTACCGGAACCCTTGCTTAACCTTCTAATTCCCTGCCTGTACACAAAGGAACCCTTATGATTCAGGGCGTAGAAGTGAGCAAGGAACTCGATCTGCCGGTCCGTCGGAATGAACGGCTGTCCAGCGCGAGGCCCGTTCGGCTGCACCAGGTTGTCCACCATCCATGCGGCGGCGTGATACCCGAGCGTCCGCTCAGGGAGCTCGAGGGGGAGCGTATCGGTTCGCTCCCGGGGTGCGGGGAGCGTCTCGGTCACTTCGCGGCCCGCGCCTTCGCCCACGCCTGCAATGCAACCACACCGGCGGACTCAGCCTCAGACTCGTCAACGCGGTTGATCTCGATCTGCACGCGACGCCGATCTCCCTCGGTGAGTAGAAGGCTGGTGAGCATCGTGTTCACAGCCGCCAGCATCGTAGGCGAACGCCGATCCTGCATCTTGTAGTTCGACAAGTCGTCACAGGCGGAGTAGAGGACAATCCAGTCAGACGGCTCGTAGTAGCGGATGAACGTGGACTGCTCCACGGCCTTCCACAGCTTCTTCGCAATCGGGTGCCAGTCGGGGTCAGGCTTCGGGGGCTTGACCTGCTCGGCAACCACGTTCACGGGCTCCACGCCTCCGTCGAGCTTCCTCGCCTGCGTGGTGCGGTGCCCTTCCGTGCTGCGCTTCGGGATCGGTCCCTTAACTCCCATCGTCATCTCCTACAGGTATCCGGGGTGCTTACTCTTCGGCCTTGGACCTCGAGTCTTATTACGCCCATTGTAGCGGCGCTTTCTTGCCTCGACGGACTGCTGCTGTGTCCTGGCCATATGGCAGTGCTGGCAGAGACTCCTCAGGTTATCCGGCACATGGGGGCCGTCAGGGAAGATATGGTCCACCTGATTCGCCCTAGCGCCACAGAATACACATAGGCCGCCATCCCTTTTGAGGACCGTGCGCCTGATCTTCTCCCAGTCCTTAGGGAGCTCCTTACGGCGCCTGGACTGCCTACTCCACGCCATCTACATGCACATTCGAAATCTGGGCCAGAACATAGAAGCCAGCCAGCTCCTGCACGAGGTCAGTGATCGCATTCTCGACGTCAATGCGGGCAGACAGGTACGCATTCCACGCATCGTCAATGAACGGGTCACCGAGCTCCGACAACTCGCAGTCCTGAACCTCCATCCACGTCTCCTTAAGTAGGCCAAGCTTCACTTTGAAGGCGTCCACGGCCAGATTGGAGGTGTCGTCACCCATCACAGCACCTCCAATGCGACACTAGAGTCGAAGCCGTACCGGTCGCCCACGAACATCTCCAACTGCTCCTCCAGAGCCTCCTGAGCCTCCTGGACGCGGATAACCGCCTCATCCTGCTCCGCGTCACGCCTATGGGCCGGAACATCCCAAGCACCGCACTGGTCGGCATCATTCAAAGCGTCGCGCAGCTCATCGGCGGCGCAGTCCATGGCAGCCAGAGCCACCTTCTCGTGCACCGACGCAATCCTCTCTACGGCGCTCATCGCACATCCCCCGGGTACGTCATAGACACGCCCTCGTTCGACGGGGAGCCTTCGCGGATGTCGAACAGGAACGACGGGGACGCGTCCTTCCCGCCGAAGTAGGCGTGCTGGATCGACAGATAATCGCCCGGGTAGACGTACATGTCCCGCTGGCCCTCGTTGCGGAAGATGAGGGTGCCGTCGTTCGTGCGCTCGGGATGATTGTCGCAGAGGATGACGTCGACCTCAGGCTTGTTCTTGTCGCCGTAGACGAGCAGATACAGCATGGATACTCCTTTCACCAGATGTTGGATCGCTTACTGGACGGGAGGGGGCAGGGCTCAATACACGGGTGACCCATCTCAGCCAGCTCCCTGACCGTCGGATACGCCCGTCGCGCCTCCTTCGCGCACGTCGAGCACTTCCCCTGCCCGGAGTAGGGGCGCGTGCCCGGCCAGTCCTTTACGGAGCTCCGCGAGGGGCGCATCTTCTGGCCGCACGATGAGCACTTGTGCTCGACCGTCCAGTCGATGAGCGCCTTGGGGGTGCATCCCCGCAGGAGTTCCCTATAGCAGGCGTTGCAGGTTCCTCGCCCACCGTAGGGCTTGGTGCCTGGGAACTCCTTCGCCGTAGTGCGCGGGGGCCGGTAGGGCTCGCCGCAGTGAGTGCACTTCGGGAACTGGCGGTCAGTGTTGGGGTTGGTCATGGCGGTCCTTTCGATGGCTGACCAGGAAAGTCTACCACAGCAAGGGGCTCTAGGTAAAGGCGAGGCCCGCCGGGCATACGGAGAAGGAAAGGAAACTTCACTCCGACCCATCCGGCGGGCCTCTATCAGCACGACCATGCTACATGCGACGACGGAGCGAGCGCAACCCACCGGAATCTCCGGACGGTTCGACACCCCAGGTGCGCCCGAAGTCGTGTAAGCCAATCTGAGCGCCTTTCGCGACCCCCCCCAGGCCAGCACACACACCCACCCCCGCCCC